TTTGCCGCTTTGATTGCAGCAGAAGAACGTGAACGCATTTTAGATATGTGCAAAGAAGGTTTATGGGATGGCGAGGGGATTAGGTTTCATCTTGAGAAGCGGGGGCAGGGATGACTGAACCGGAGCCGCAGGAAACAATAGCTAAATGGATAAAAGCAAACACTGAACACAGGCAGTGGTACATCTGCCCCAAGTGTAGCTACCAAGCGCCGCGATTTAAAGATGAATGGGTTGGGCTGACGGATGATGAGATATACGAAGCTGTTGAAAATTCAAACAGTGTACTTGTTAAGGATATGGCTCGTGCCATCGAAGCCAAGCTAAAGGAGAAGAACGGTGGATAAGTTTCAACAGGCCACCACCGATCAACTGTACTTCCGCGATCCGGACATCGATCCACCGCCACGGGGTACAAGCATGTTGTTATTGAATCCGGGTGGGGTATGTGTGATTGGTGTATGGGATGACACGTGTATAGGTTGGTGCCCAAAGCCAAAGGTTCCTAAAGAGTTGAAAGCTAAACATGCCCAAACAAAAGAAAGCTGACTTCGATTGGGAAGCAGTCATTAACGGCAACCGCATTGGTATAGGCCAAGTGTTTGACAGCATTACCAAAGGTGAGGTTGATGAGGTTGAGCTTGAGAAGTTATATAACTTTGTGCAGTTTTCGCTGGCACTGATGCAACTATGTGGTCCACAGAAGTGGGCGCAGGCGAAGATGAACGCGGAGATGATGAGTTACTTAAAGGAGAAGAAGTGAGTAAGCCGTTTGAAAAAATCTTGACCATTGATTTCGAGACGCGATGGTCGAGCAAGGAGTACACGCTCTCGCGTATGACAACTGAGGAATATATCCGTGACCCACGATTCAAAGCATTTGGTGCCTGTATACATGAGTACGGCACAGACGAACCAACCCAATGGTTCAATCATGAAGACCTACCTGCGGTTCTCGCTGAGTATGATTGGTGTCGTGTTGCCGTACTTGCTCATAACGCTCAGTTTGATGTATCTATCTTGGACTGGATTTACGGTGCTCGTCCTAGCTTTATTTTTGATTCTCTCAGTATGGCCCGTGCTCTACGAGGTGTGGAAGTTGGAAATAGCCTTGCTAAACTCGCAGCAGACTTCGGATTACCAGAGAAGGGTCGAGCCGTACATTCCACGGACGGACTGTCCGAGATTTCTAAAGAAGTCGAAGCAGAACTTGCGGCGTACTGTAAGCACGACGTCTTCCTCTGCGAAGAAATATTCACGCGTCTATCGGTAGGCTACCCCAAGTCAGAGCTGCGCCTAATTGATATGACGTTAAGGATGTACACCGAACCCACACTGATCTTAGATCAGGAATTATTAACGCAGGCTATTGATGAAGAGAGGATTATTCGTGAGGATTTATTGGAGCGCCTTGGTGTGGATGATTCAACGCTGGCAAGTAACCCTAAGTTTGCGGATTTATTGGTGGCGATGGGTTGCCCTGCACCATACAAGACAAGTAAGACGACAGGCAAGCAAACACTGGCACTGGCTAAGAATGACGCGCTCTTCCAAGCACTACTCAACGGCTCCAACGACGACGTTAAACTGCTTTGTGAAGCACGACTGCGAGTCAAGTCTACAACTGAGCGAACACGAGCGCAGCGTTTTCTTGACATCGCAAAGCGAGGCACACTTCCAGTACCACTCAGCTACTACGGCGCAGGCACAGGGCGGTGGACGGCCTCCAAGGGGAGTGCCATCAATATGCAGAACCTCAAACGCGCAAGTGCATCACGCCGATCACTACTAAGAGAAGCGATCATGGCTCCCGAAGGGCACGTCGTGGTGGCTGGTGACTTGTCTCAGATCGAGCCGAGAGTGTTGGCGTGGCTGTCTGACTATGAGGACTTGTTAAATATCTTTCGCTCCGGTGAGGATGCCTACGCACAGTTCGGGTCCCAGATGTTTAACATCCCCGGCATGACTAAGAACAGCCACCCAGACCTACGACAGAGTGCCAAGTCGGCGTTGCTGGGGGCAGGCTATGGGTTGGGTTGGGCATCGTTTGCCAGCCAGTTGTTGACAGGCTTTCTGGGGGCACCTCCTGTGCGGTACGACATAGCGTTTGCTAAGAAGTTGGGTGTCACTAAAGAGTACATCGAGAAGTTTCTGGAGTGGGATGACAACGTTATTAAGCTAGAAGAAATCCCCCACACCTGCACAAAAAAGGAACTCTTGATACATGCAGCAGCATCCAAGAAGATCATCGACATCTACCGAGCCACTGCGCATCCGGTTGTTTCCTTTTGGGAAATGTGTTCTGACCTGATTGGCCGTAGTCTTTACGGTGGTGAGGAGTTCGTGTATAAATGTCTAATCTTCCGTAAGGGCGAAATAGAATTGCCTAACGGGATGAAGCTACTTTATCCAGACTTACGCGTTGTAAAAGACGATAGAGGTAGGAGCCAGTGGGTATACGGGCCAGACGCTACCAAGCTGTATGCAGGGAAGATAACAAACAACGTGACACAAGGTGTTGCGCGTATCGTCATGACTGATGGAATGCTACGGGTAGCTAAAAAGTACCCTGTGGTAGGCACAGTGCACGATGAATTATGGGCGATAGCTTTAGATGAAGAAGCAGAAGACGCACAGAAGTGGGTGTGGGAGCAGATGGTTATGGAGCCAAAGTATATGCCGGGCATTCCATTGAACTCAGAAGTTGGGTATCACCGCCGTTACGGTTTGGCTAAATAATAAGGAGAGGCAAATGGAAAACATTAAAAAGAAACAAACAGAATTCCCACGCAGTATTCGTGTGGGAAAGAAACGCTACTCAATTGACGTAGTGGAATCAATGATTCAGCGTGGCGATATGGCACGTGTGCACTACGATAAAAACTCAATAGAGATAGGCAAGCGCAGTAACAAAACAGGACGTAAGTTTGGCAGGAAACAAATGCACGATTCGTTCTGGCATGAGCTGGTACACGCAATACTCTATGACATGGATGCCCATGCACTAAACAAGAACGAGAAGTTTGTAACTGAGTTTGCTTCCCGTCTATCAGAAGCAATTGACTCTGCGAGGTTTGAATAATGGGAGCGGACACTCTGTACTACGTAAAAGTTCCGATCGTTAGTTATCGGTGGGAAAAGGTGTACGCACTAACAGAAGTAGACGCAAAGCTTATGGTTCCGCAAGCCATTGAAATTCAACACTGGTCTGAGTTTGAAAAAGGGGAACAAAGTGAATAAAGTTGTCTGGTCGCACAGTTCTCTGAAAGATTACGAGGGCTGTGCGCGTAGGTACTACGAAGTTAAAGTATTAAAGAATTACAAGTTCAAAGAAACACAGGCAACGATGTATGGAACTGAGCTACACAAAGCTGCGGAAGATTACATTGCAGAGGGTACACCATTGCCAGCACAGTTTTCTTTTATACAGGACACGCTCGATGCGCTAAACAGCAAGCCCGGACGTAAGCTATGTGAGCATCAGATGGCGTTGACGATAGACCTTAACCCGTGCGGCTGGAAAGATGAGGCTGTATGGGTAAGAGGTATCGCTGATTTATTAATTGTGGATGATGACAACCTTACTGCGTGGGTTGTTGACTACAAGACAGGTAACAACAAGTACCCAGACCGTGAGCAACTAAAGCTGATGGCCTTGATGGTGTTTGCGCACTTCCCGCACATTAGAAAAGTTAATGCTGCGCTGTTGTTTGTGGTGAAGAATGATTTAGTTAAGTTCTCCATGACGGTGGATGAGAAAGACCCGGCATGGTGGGACTACAGAGAACGCATTGCACGTATCGAGCAAGCGTATGACACAGGCGTGTGGAACCCAAGACCTTCTCCACTATGCCCGTGGTGTCCAGTAACTACGTGCGAATTTCAATCCAGAAAATAGGAGAGGTGCATGGACTGGAAACCTGAAGAGAGCGATTGGTTGTGCATTCACGCACCGCGTAAGGAATGGCGTAACCGTTTGCCAATAAAAATAACCGTTGTTCGCGCATTTGGGCGCAAAGCAGCGCTTGCAAAATTTATTCCGTTTCACCCTAACGATCCAGAAACAAAGCACTACAACAAACCGTACGCATTGTTGCACCACGGAACCCACTTTATAGGATAACTACTATGCCACGAGACTACAAAGCTGAGTATCAGAATTTTCATGGTAAGCCAGAAGAAATTAAGAAACGAGGCGAGCGTGTAAAAGCACGACGCATGATGGAGAAGACAGGCGCAGTAACAAAAGGCGACGGTAAAGATGTAGATCACAAGACACCGCTGCGTTCAGGCGGCACAACAACGAAGTCCAACTTACGAGTGCGTAGCGTCAAGGCCAATAGGGGTGATAACAAATGACATTTGAACAGTGGTGGGAGTCCCTCAGTGAGTCAGAGAAAAAGTTTTTAGGTATCCACAACGCTCGCTATTGTTGGTTAGAGGGGCACAAGTGTGGATACAGTAAAGGATATAAAGATGCGAAAGACATCATAACTGGAGAAGTAGATGCAAATAATTGAAAACAAAGCGTTGCTGTTTCGCACTCGCAACCCAGATAAGTATCGCGTAATTCCTAAACATAAGGTGGTGAACAGACATGACGATGGCTCGACAGAGATTGCTGTCTATTGGGGACTCGACGAGGCCCGTGTTCTTAAAAACTTAGGGGTTAAGAATGTTCCCTCACCCATCACGAAGAGGTACAACTGGCCGGGCAAATACAAACCGATGGCGCATCAGATTGAGACAGCGGCTTTTCTCACTCTCAATAAGAAGGCTTTCGTTTTTTCGGAGCCGGGTACTGGTAAGACCCTCTCGGCGCTTTGGGCAGCAGACTACTTGATGACACGCGGCGATGTGCGCCGCTGTTTAATTCTTTGTCCGTTGTCGATCATGCAGTCAGCATGGATGGGTGACTTGAACAGCAGCATCATTCATCGCTCTGCCGTTGTAGCGCACCACTCTCAAGCTAGTCGCCGCATCGAGATGGTTCAGCAAAGTTATGAGTTCGTCATTACCAACTACGACGGGTTGAACTTAATTGCGGACGAAGTAGTCAATGACGGTAGGTTTGATCTCATCATTGTTGACGAAGCCAATGCGTACAAAACCATCACAACGAAACGATGGAAGGCATTGAAGTCGTTAATAACACCAACGACACATCTGTGGATGATGACGGGTACGCCTGCATCACAGTCACCAGCAGACGCGTATGGCTTGGCGCGTTTAGTTAATCCTGAAGGCATACCGAAGTTCTTCACAGGCTGGCGTGACAAGGTGATGCAGAAGCTCACGCAATTTAAATGGGTTGCCAAAGCATCAGCAGCAGACGAAGTACATCGCGCCTTACAGCCAGCGATACGGTTTACTAAAGCGCAGTGCCTTGATTTACCGCCCGTGCTGACAATGACGCGTGAGGTTCCGCTAACACCACAGCAAGCCAAGTACTACAACTTGTTGAAAGAACGCATGATGGTCAAGGCCGCAGGCGAAACAATCACTGCGGTGAATGCCGCTGCTGGAGTATCTAAACTGTTGCAAATATCGTGCGGCGCAGCATACACAGACGATAAAGAAATTGTGACGTTTGATTCAGCCCCACGACTAGCGGTGCTGGAAGAAATCCTTGAAGAAACTAGCCGCAAAGTTATTATCTTTGCTTTATTTAGAAGCACCATTGACAGCATACACACGCACTTACTAAAGAAAAATGTGACTGCCGAATGTATCCACGGAGATGTACCGCCTAGTAAACGCGCAGATATTATTCGTCGCTTCCAAGTAGAGAAAGACCCACGCGTATTAGTTATGCAACCACAAGCGAGTGCGCATGGAATCACACTGACGGCGGCTGATACGGTTGTCTTCTATGGTCCATTGATGTCCGTTGAGCAGTACACACAGTGCATAGCCCGTGCAGATAGGAAGGGTCAAGACTCCGACAAAGTAACGGTTGTGCACATAGAAGGCTCACCGATTGAGAAGAAAATGTTTAAAGCTTTGCAACTAAAAGTGACCGACCACGCATTGCTTACGCAATTATTCAACACTGAAATAAATTCTTGAAAGGGGGTTGCATTCAAATCCAAACCGCAGTAATCTGTCAAACGCTAGACAAACAATAATAGGAGAAGCAGATGTCCGATACAGTCACAGAGCTTATTCCAATGGATAAGCTCGCAAAGATTTATCGCAAGATCAAGGAAGAAATTGATGTGCTGACAAAGGAGTACGACACCAAAGTCGAACTGCTCAAAGCACAGCAAGACGAACTTCGTTTTGCAATGAAAGACCAGATGAAAGCCCTCGGGGTCAAGTCTGTTAACACCACCTTCGGCACCGTGTCTATGATTAACAAGACGCGTTACAGCACAGATGATTGGGACTCGTTCAAGAAGTTTGTTGTTATGAACGACGTTGTTGATCTTCTGGAAAAGCGTATTGCTCAAACCAATATGGCTCGGTTCCTCGAAGAAAATCCCGGCAGTGTACCGCCCGGATTAAATGCCTTTTCTGATTTTGAAATCAGAGTTACTAAACCCTCTAAGTGAGATTACGATATGTCAAATATAACGCTTTTTTCTTCCTCAAACGCTCCCGCATTTGCCCGCAATAACGCACTGTCTGAAACCGCTTTAGCTTTAACTGGCGGTGGTACTGGCACCAGCACCAAGCGCATCTCCATTAAAGGCGGTGTGTTTCGTTTAGTAGCTGGCGGTAAAGAAGTTGCTGCGATTGATGATCGCCATCTGGACGTCATCATTGTTAAAGCTGCTCCCAAGGTCAGCCGTATTTTCTACGCTAAAGCGTACGACTCCGAGAACATCACAGGACCAGACTGCTGGTCTAACGATGGCGAGAAGCCTGATGCCACAGCACAGAACAAACAGTCGCAGACGTGTATTTCGTGCGCACAGAATCAAGCAGGTTCGGGTCAGGGTAATAGCCGTGCGTGTCGTTATCAGCAGCGTTTGGCAGTCGTGTTGGAGAGTAATCCTAATGGGGATGTATTGCAGTTGACGCTGCCAGCAACATCGGTGTTCGGTAAAGAAGACGGTGACAAGCGTCCTCTGCAAGCCTATGCACGTCATCTGGCACTTTCAAACCCGCCTGTTAATCCTGAACAGATCGTAACCCGTATGCGCTTTGATACGAAGGCCGAGTCGCCTAAGTTATTTTTCCAACCCCTGCGTTGGTTGACTGAAGACGAGTACGCCGTTGTGCAAGAGCAAGCTACCTCAACTGATGCGAGTCGTGCAGTGGTCATGACGGTTGCACAAACGGATGGCGTTAAGCAGTCTGCGCCTCTGTCGCTGCCCGGCAAGGCTCCTGTTGTTGAGGAAGAAGAGGAAGCACCGAAACCTAAAGCTGCGAAGAAGCCGAAGGTTGAAGTAGCCGACGCGGATGACGAGCCTGAAGTTCGCAAGGATTCAGCCAAGCCCACAGCCGTGCCAGAGAAGAAGTCGAAGCTGGCAGACATCGTGTCTGATTGGGACGACGAGTAAAGCTACGGGGGAAAGCGGATGCTGACCAGTTAGCTGAAATGCAAAGGCAGTGCAGCGAGTACCCCACCAAACAGCCCAGCCGGAGGTGGCGCATATAACACCGGCAGCGGGGGCTAGAGTTTCCTTTGGTTGTAGCTACACCTACTTTAGTGACCCCGCACCTTTTTATAGGAGAAGCAAATGTTTGATGGAAAAACATACAACGCAGAACGCGACAAAGATCGCTTAAAGACACAACTGTTTAATGTCTGGCGGCTAATGAAAGACAGCCGTTGGAGAACGTTGGAGCAGATTTCAGAGAAGGTTGGTTGTCCTGAAGCAAGTGTAAGTGCAAGGCTTCGGGATTTCCGTAAACGCCAGTTCGGTAGCCATACAGTTGAACGCGAGTATGTGCGCCGAGGTTTATTCAAGTATCGACTTATACCCAATGAAGAACACTAATGGCCTATTCACAAAAAATAATTGATTCAATTGCCGCCGCGCCTAAATCGTTGGGAAACCAGCTTGGGCGATGGGCAGTGCATTTAGATTTCCCAGTGACGAAGATTGCTTACGCACTTGGGGTCACAAGGCAGACAGTTTACAACTGGTTCATAGGCAAGACCGATGTGTTTATTGCTTACGAAGAGCGTGTGGACTTTCTATTAAAAATAATGAAGGCATCTAAAAGTGCCGATGAAGCATGGAGAAAAATATGTCAAGCGTACGGCCTGAAACCCTAACCGATAAAGAACTATTAAAAGCAGGCTACATACTGTGGAGTGATGAAGCAGGGATGCCCGTTTTGTTTCAGAAAGAATTGTTAAAACGTTGCGCTGGGCTGCTGGATAAACTTGAGTTTAGTGGACTTAACAAGCAACAAGAAGACCCCAAACAACTCCGCCTGTTCGATTAAATCCAAAGGAAGTATATGACTCCGCTTGAATTTCTAGCGGTTGTCTTGCCGTCTCCAGAGCACGGGTTGTATTGCGCTTGCGAATTGACGGACAAGAAAGAGCATATCTTTGTTGAAGACACCGCTGAGTTTTATCCCAAGGTTAATGCGTGGGTGGAGAATAAATGCAATGTGTACTTTGCATTGGCTACGTTTGACGAAAAAGTTGCGCAGATTAAAGGCAATAAGGACAGACGCACGATTCCTAACTCGCGCTTTATCAAGGCATTGTTTCTTGATCTGGATGGGTATGAGTCAAAGAAAGCTGCGGCACAAGCGTTAAATCAATTCATGGCAAAGACGGGGCTTGACTTGCTCGGTACGCCTTGGATCGTTGCGTCTGGTGGCGGCTTGCATTGCTATTGGCCTTTGGAAGAAACCATCGAGGTCGCGGTGTGGAAGCCTGTTGCTGAAAACTTTAAGCGCCTGTGTGCGCAAGAAGAACTGCGCATTGATAATACCGTTACCGCAGACTCTGCAAGGGTGCTTCGTCTTCCTGAAACGTTTAACTTTAAAGAAAAGTATGGTGCGCCGCGTGAGGTGCGCATACTAACCGAAGGAGACATATTTGATTTTGAAACGCTGGCCGAACACATCCGCAGTCAGTTAACAACACTACCACCAGTAACAACGAGCAACGTCATTGAGCTACCCGGAACGCGACCCGCTGCACCGTCGGCTACTAGCGTCAAACTGTTTGAGAATTCAGTGACGAAGTTTCGCACCATCGTCGAAAAGACCAAGGCAGGTACAGGCTGCGGTCAACTTGCATACTACATAGAGAATGCACAAGAAGATGGTATGGAGCCGCTCTGGCGGGGGATGCTGTCGATTGCACAGAAGTGTGAAGAATCAGAGAAGGCGGTTGTGTGGCTGTCTCAGATGCACCCATACGATGAAGAGCGTATGCACACTAAGCTGCGGGAAATTAGAGGCCCTTACCCTTGCACTAAGTTCGACAGTGAGAATCCCGGCGTATGTACTAGCTGTCCTCACTGGGGCAAGATAACAAATCCGTTAGCGTTGGGCAGAGAGTACGCAGTCGAGACGCAAGAGAAGCACGTCGAGGTGCAGCTTGATAAGGAAATTAAAAAGATTCTGCGCCCTGAACCGCCACGGGGCTATGCCTATGGTCAGAACGGTGGAGTGTTTATTGAGCGTGATGATGAGGATGCAGACGGCAATAAGATTAAGCGCCAGATAATGCTCTTGCCTTACGACTTGTTTCCTGTGGACATCTTAAATCAGAACGGCGAACACACTGTACACATGTTAGCTACTAGGAGAGAGGGTGCTCAGACCATAACGTTTCCACAGAAATGTGCAGTCAGTAAAGAAGAAACGTTGAAGCACTTAGCTACGCAGAACGTCATTGCATCTTTTGGGTCAGGCAACGATAAGAACTTGTTTGATTTTATTCGCGCTTGTGTAGAGAAGTTGTCGATGGATAAGGCCCCGATCAAAGTGCCGTCTAACTATGGTTGGCAGACTGATGATACGTATGTGTTTGCAGGCAAGATATTTTTCAAAGGCGGCAGCGTTGAAGTGCCTATGCCGGGGCTTGAGAATATTGTTATGCACACGAAGCCTACAGGTTCGTTGGATATATGGCGGCAGTTCGTCAACATGATGATCCGAAAGAAAATGTGGGATCACTTAACCGTCACGATGATGAGTATGGCTTCACCTTTGATGCGCTTTACAGGCATCTATGGCTTAACGGTGCACTTGGGTTCTACTGAGTCAGGCACAGGTAAGACACTGGCGTTAGAAGCTGCGGCTTCTGTATGGGGGCATCCTGTTCACTACCGCACAGGTAAGGGCACATCGCCTGTAGCTATGCAGCAGCGCATGGGTTTGTTAAACAGTCATCCGTTGGTAACAGACGAGATCACTGCTAAGAACCGTAAAGACTTTGAATGGTTCCCTGAGTTCTTGTTGGATAACACAGAGGGTCGTGGCAAGGAACGTATGGAGTCTGGGTCAAACAAAGAACGTTTGAACTTATCCACGTGGGCGTCCATGACGTTCATGTCATCCAACACCCATGCCGTAGACTACCTGACAGGGGGACGTAAGCACTCCTCTGAGGGCGAACTTAGACGTTTGCTTGAGTTCATCATGGATCAAGAACTTTCTTGGGAGCCACATGAGATTGAAATCATTAAGTCGTTGGCGAATAATTACGCGGTGGCAGGAGAAGCGTTCGTCAAGTTTATGGTTGAGAATGTCGAACTTCTGTCGCGTCTTGTCCCAGAAGTGGTAGCTGAGATGTACAAGGAGTTCAACGCTACCAATGACGAACGTTTCTGGATGGCAGGTATTGGATGCACAGCAGCCGCGTGTGTTCTAACTTCGGATAAGCATGCAGGTATTGTGAATGTACCGATTGACCCTATCCTCAAGTCACTAAAGAAAGTCGTTGCATTCATGCGCTCTAGTATAAAAGCCGGAAGCCGCACAGCTGAGGATGTACTAAACAGCTTTACACGTGAGTACTACGGTAGTTTGATCGTGGTGAAGTTCAATGCTGCTGATGGCGTTTTAGCTGAGTTAGGTAATGGCGGTGCGATTGATGCGTCAACTACTCGGTCACACGTTATGGGGCGCATCGAGCACGGCATAACTCCGGGGTTCACTGATTACTTTATTGAGGAGCGTTTGCTAAAAGCATTCTGTTCTTCCATGAGTTTTGGTTACTCCGACTTTAAACGCCAGCTTGAGCTTATGTGTGCAGTTACGCATATGCCCAAGAAAGACATGATGGCAAAAACCAAAGGCCCGCAGATGCGTGTTCCCGTGCTGAAAATAACCCGCCGTATAGATGAAGACGATCCTGAAAATCCGCTATCCTTGGTCGCAGCTTGAACGAGGGCAGGGGTTCTTTGTGCCTTGTTTAGATACGGAGGCCGTTAAATTAGACGGCCTCCGTAAGGCGTTGGGTCACAGACTGTTTGATGCCAAAGCCAAGATAGGTAT